ATCGTCGTCTCATAGTCATCCGCGGTCGCCCCTTCGAAGACCAGTGCATTCGAGGCCCCCGTCACTGAGTTGACGATGTCCGTGCCATTGGTCGTCAGACTGGAGACCAGCATGGCGGCGGTTTCGTTCGGGATCGTTACCGTCCGATCCGCAGTCGGATCCACAACCGTGACCGAGGTCTCGAAGTCGTTGGCAGTCGCACCCTCGAAGGCCAGCGCGTTACTGGCCCCCGTTACGGCGTTTGCCGCATCGGCGCCATTCGTCGCCAGGCTCGACAACATCACCGTTCCGCCGGCATTCGGCAGCACAACGCTGCGATCGGCCGTCGGATCGGTCGCACTCACCGTCGTCTCGTAATCATCCGCCGTGGCCCCTTCCCAAACCAGCCCATTCGAGGCGCCGGTCACGCTATTGGTAATCGTCGTGCCATTAGTCGTCAGGCTCGAGACCATCACCGCCGCCGTCTCGTTCGGCAGCGTCAGCGTGCGGTCCGCGGTGGGATCCACTACTGCCAAAGTGGTCTCATAGTCATCCGCGGTCGCACCCTCGAATTCGATATCGCCGGCCGCCGGGTTGAGGGCCACCGTGCCGGAGCTGTTGGGGAGGGTAATCGTGCGGTCGGCGGTGGGCTCGGTAACGGTGATGCCGGTCTCATAGGCATCGGCAGTGGCCCCCTCGAAGTAGACCCCGGTCAAGCCCTGGATGTCCAAGGTCGCGCCGTCCTCCAAGGTGATCTTGCCGCCGCTTTCGCAGTCGATGACCGCTCCGCCCTGCTTCCAGTAGCACAGCGTGTTGTAGGTGCTGGCCTGCGGACTGACTGCCGGCACCGGCACACAGGCCGCCAGCAGAAACAGTATCAACACCAGCGCCAGATAGCTCTTTGCCTTCATGGTTTCATCCTCCACGTGGGGGGTCAGGGCGTCGAATACGACGGCGTCGAATACGACGGCGTCGAATACGACGTTAGCTACACCCCGACCCCCTCGATCTAGCCAAGCCAGTTGAAGCGGTTGACTACCGGAATCTGCGCGGCCACCTGGCTAATCGGCTGGGCGCCGCCTTCCAGCAGGAAGACCACATCCAGATAGGTGCCATTGGTCAGGGTTCCGGAAAGCGCCAAGGCGATGAAGTGGTGGTCGAGTGCCAGCTTGCGCACCTCGATGCTCCAGGTCGCAAACAGGCCATCATCGGTCGTCACATTGGGCGTGAAGGCCAGCGTCGAATCGATCACATCCAGAGTGCCGGAGGCCGAATCCGAGACTTTGGGCGTCAGCACCGGAGTATCTGAGGCGTGAATCGTGCCCAGATGGGCGATGATGTGCACCACCTCGAAGCCGCTGACATCGATGAAAGCCGCGGAGGCCGGCAGACTGGTAAGTCCAGAGAGGGCCGTTTCCGCCAGGGTATTGCCGCGCATGACCTTCATGCGCTCGATCAAATCCAGGTTCATGTTCTCACCTCGTTATCTGTGACAGGGGGGTCAGATGTGCTACATCCAGAGCCCCCCCTAACGACATTCGCTCAGACTCACGCGCTCACGTAAGCGGCTACAAACTTCCAGAGCTCCACCGGACGCCCGCCGACGCGCCGCCGTACATGGTACTCGACCACGTTGGGTCCGGTCCCCGAGTCCTGCATTCGTTGGATGGTCAATCCAAATTTCTCGACGATCCAGTAACCGGTCATGTCCCCGAAGAGCAGCGGATAGGCCGAAGCCGCCACATCCGGCATGGCCTCACTCTCGAAGATGCGCCGGTTGAGCAGCATGTCATCATCCGACATGTCCGGGAACAGATAGTCTCCGGTGCCGGCCTTGAGCACCTCGATGTCACCGAAGGTGTCGGAGTTGCCGACCCAAACCGCATTGCGCCGATACTGTGAGGCCACCCCGCGCTTGAGACCCTTGACTCCATCTGCCGTCAGGTAATCGGCATCGCCGGTATTGACGGTCGAGAGGCTGTTACCGTTGGCCGAAGAGGGCAGCAGGCCAAGAGGCTTATTGGCCCCGTCCCCAATCAGGAAAGCCTCGTCCTCGTCGATGGCCAGAGTGTCAGTGATGGCGGCCTGCACCAGATCGATCAGGTTGCCGGCATCCTCCACCAGGGATTGACTCATGACCACCTTATAGGTGTAGACCTGCGCCACGACCGGGATCATGCCGAGGGTGGCATTTTTGGCCGTGGGCGTGGCGGTCTCATAGCCCCAGACGCCACGCAATGCGGTGGCATAACGATCATCGCCACCGGTGAAGTAAGGCACTTCCGTGGCGTTGCCATTGGTCAGTTGCACGACCCGCGCCCCGCCGCCGCGCACGGCCGTCAGCCCCGGCAGGCGACTGAGAATGGCCTGCTGGACGTTGGGCGGCACGGCATAGCCGCCGAGCGTGCCTTGGGCCTCGACCATCGTGGTTTTGACTTCGGCAACACTCAGGCCGCCGGTCTTGATCAGGTATTCGACCTGGTCCCAGGGCAGGATTTGCTGCTTCAGGGCTTGCCAGTCGGCCGGATCGATGGCCTTCTCGCCATAGCGCAGATAGCGAATGAAAGCCTTGTTTTGGTGATCGATGCGGTCCCGATAGTCGGCACCCAACAGCTCGCTCATGATGACGCGCTTGGCTTCGTCATCCGAGCCGTAGCGCATCTGATACGCGGCGGTGGCCGCCTTGCTTTCGGTGACGATCTGCTCTGCCGCCTGCTTCTGCGCGACGATGGCAGCCGCTTGCTTCTGTAGCTCGGCGTCGCGCTCCAGGACCAGCTTGATGCGCTCGGCGCGCTGCTTGAGGCTGTCCGCCTCCGACATCAGCTTGTCAAATTCAGCCGCTTTCTCCGCTGGCAGATCCTTGCTCTCGAACTCCGCCAGGATCGCTTGGGCCTGGGTGGTCTTCGCCAGGCCCTGCTTGATCAGCTCTTCATAGTTGTTCATCTCGCATACCTCCAACGTCAAATCAGGTTGCGAGTGCGGTCGGCCTGCTGCTGATCGGGTGGCGCGGCTCCTGCTAGAGTGCGTCGGCCCGCCGCGCAAGTGACGGCGGCTCAGAATGGGGCAAGATTGCTACAGGTTGCATCCCTTCCAGGGGGCGGGCTCCCATGAACCCGCCCCCACAGCAAAGGAGGGGGTGGCACGACTCAAGGTTCCTCAAGATCGGAGGCCCCACTCCGACCAGGCTCCCCAGGCTCGCCCACTCCGGTACTGGCACAAGCAAGGGGCGGCCAATCGACCGCGCGCTTGCTTCCGCCAGCGCCGCAGAGGGCGAACGCATTGCGCAGCAATGATTCAGCGTAGCATCTCCAGTTGTTTTGCCAGGATTGCCAGACGGCGCAAACGTATCTCATTCATCGGCATATTCATCGGCGGCAGCATCTCGCCCGGCTTCTGCCCACGCTCGCGCACGCGGACACCCTCCAGGTCATTCTCGGCCTGCATCGCCGTGTGAAAAGCATCCAGAGCGGTGCCAATCAATCCGGATAACGCAATACGCTCCTCCCGCGTCAGGTAGCCGTTGCCGAACATCTCATCCGTGGCCACGGTGAAATTCATGTGGATCTGGCTTTCCAGCCATTCGGCAATCGCCTTAGCCTGGGTTGGCTGATCCTTGCTTTGCAAATCTGCCAGAAATGATTTGACCGTCACCGCCGCGGCATTCATGCCCCAGTTCACATCACTGAGCTCCCACAGCCGGATCTCCTGCAGCACGCGGCGCGGGGGCAGCTCGCCCTTGCTCTCCTCCGTGGTCGGCTTGCGCGCTTGAATCGGATCGTAGCCGATGCTCAGCTCCTCGATAGCGCCTTCGCGGATGCCGGTCAGCACTTCCTCGCCACGCGGGGTCGCCAGGTATTCGCGCTTGACGCGTAACGCCCCGGTGGCCCCCGGGGCCCGCGCCAGCACTTCCGGCGGCAGGGCGTCTCGCCCGATCTCCGCCATTTCGAGGACTTTGGCGATCGGCGGTTGGGCGTGATCGTGTTGCCAGAAAAAGCGTACCCGGCTACCCCGTTCCTGCAGAGTCTTGGTATAGGCGCCGGGCAATACCAGATCGCCACCATCGTCCACGTTGCCGAATACGGAAGGATAGCCGGTCACCACGCGGTCGGCGATCTGCTTGAACTCGAAGACCGTCTTGCGCTCCATCATCGGGTAATGCCTCGCTTCCTTCGGGGCCGCGGCCTCGAAGTGACCTTTATGCATTTGGCAATGCTTGCCCGCTTGCTCCGCGGTCCAGGTGTCCCGGTCGTAGCGGCAAGCCTGATCCGTCATGGTATCCTCGCCTTTCAGCTTGCCCATGATGACGCTGTAGCCCTTACCCTCGTGCATCCGTTTCATGCGCCGGAAGGAATCCGGATCAAAGACCGACGGTGATTTAAGGCGGCAGGAATGTTCTTGCGGAAAGGGCATGTTCTTATCTCCGGAGGATCGCAGTTACTGCAATCCATACCTTCACATTGTATTCAATGCCATTGTACACCCAGTTGTCAATCAGTGCTAGAGGCCTGCCAGGGCCGCCTGCACCCCATCGCGAAATAGGCCCGGGATGTCTGGCTCCAGCTTATCCAGCGAATCTTGGATCGTCGGCCAGACACCCTGATGCATCCAGGCTTGCTGTTCGCGGTCCTGGACCAGGGGCCCATAGGCTCGAACGTTACCAACCTCCCCAACCAGATCCATGCCACTGCTCGTTACCTTCTCGGTCCAGCTATCATGCAGCCAGTTGGTGCGGGCGTAGGGTACGGTAATGACACCCTCACGCAACGCCCAGAAGAAGTAACGCCGCTGCTTCGATGTCTTGAAGCCGCCCCAGGGTGACGATGCCCAGGTACGATGGGCCTGCGGCGGATAGGTCGCAATGTCGGCGTGCACCAGCGCCGTCGCCTGGTACATGATCGGCGTCAGCACCCCGAATCCCTGCAAGCGCCCCAGGCGCTGAAGCAGCTCGGCCAGGCCCTCGACTTCGATGGTGAAACCAGCGTCAGCCATATTTCCTCCGCAGCCAGCCGCCCGGATGCCAGGTCACCAGAAATGATTCTCGCCCCAGGTCGGCCTCGAAAGTCGGGTCTTCGGCCAGAAATGTCTGCACGGCTTCGTAAGGCCCCGGGCGTGGTCCTTCGCGTAAGCCGTGCCAGCAGATCGTATCTTCTACGACGAAATAACCCCCCGGCTGTACCAGAGGGCTGTAGGCCCGCAGCACCGCCAGCGTATTGGCATACTCGTGCGAGCTATCCTCGATGATCAACACCTCGCTGCCAGAAGGTATGCCGCGCTGCACAGCAATCCCCATCGTCGCGGCATCCCCGGTCACCAGCCGGATGCGCGGCTGATGGCTGACCTCCGATGCCAGTTGGCCGTGATCCAGGTCCACCCCGATCACCCAACCGTGCAGGCGGGCCTGACACAGATGCGCCAGCGCCAGCAGGCGCCCACCGCGGTAGTTGCCGATCTCGATGATGTAATCCGGATTGCGCTCGCAGATGATTTCCTGATACACCCACCAGTCGAGCGGATTGCAGACGGTCGGAATGCCGCAGTAGGTCGTCTGCGTCAAAAGGCGGCCTTGCATCACGGTCAGCACCCGCTCCAGCGGCCAGGCGGCAAGCTGCTCCAGGCGAGTCGGCATCAATACACCATCCCTGGTTCGTAGGGTAGGGGCTCCCCGGCATCAAGGATCTCCCCACCCAGGATTTTGATTGCCGCTTGAGCTGCCGTCAGATCCGGATTCGGGTCCGCCCCAGAAGGTCCCAGGGGATCCAACATGGCATTAAGCAAGCCTGCCAGGCTGGCCTCCTTGCTGGTCCAGACGTAATCCTCGATGCTCGTCTCAGCGCGGGCAATCCGCACGGTTACCGCCATCAGAGCCCCCGCAGCAGATTGAACACGAAGTCGAACATATCCGGATCCTCCCGCGCCAGCCGCGCCGGCTCACTATACATCATCTCGGTACCCATCGAGACGATCTCGGTAGCGTAACGACCCGAAACCGTTGAGATATATTCTTTACCCATGTAGGGGTATAGGAATTTATCCTTGCGTGTCATCTCACCGGCCCGATAACCAGTCCCCAGATGTTCAAGCGCCTCGCCCGCCGTGCGGCGATCATAGAAGGCCAATGCCTTTTCATGCACATCCGGGAGCAGATCCTCATACCAATGCCCCAACTCATGCACGACCGTTTTTGATCCCGCCGAGGTCGTCAGGTTGACGTTATTCGCCAGGCCATAGGATGCGCGTCCCCGGCCCGCCGCCTTGAATTCTACCAAGGCATCTTCTGGCAGCTTGATCCCGACCAGACTCTTGAAAGCCTCAACTCCCTCAGTAACCGCCGCCTTGCGTTCAGCACCCAACTTCGAGATCAGCTTTACCTTGAAGTTGGCAGGGGTATCAACTCGCACGGCATTGAATAAGGTCTTACGGACATTATCCTCCCAATCCGTCTGCGCTATTCGCAGTTCTGCCATTTTATCCCACAGCTCCTTTACTTTATCCCAAGCCTCACGCCGGACTTCAGGCAATTGCATATCGTCAGTCGAAAGCCTGCGCCAATAAGTAGCTCTTTCGTCTAAGGCTTGATACCGATCCTTCCAGTTTACCCGCCCTTCCTCGTGAAGTCTTTCAATCTCCTTCAAGCGCGTTCTTGCCGCCTCAGCCGGTAGCGGTCCGACAGGCATGGTAATAGGCATTGCGGGTTCCCGTGTAGTTGGCATAAAGGGCAGTGGACTCAGGCCGCATCGACATCTGACGTGTGCTGGCGGCGCATCGAACGTCTTGCCCTGGAAGTCTGCTGCCGCCCCGCCGCCGCCCGGATGCACAAAGGGAGTATCAAGTGTCGCAACCTGAGCCTCCGCCTGCTGCTGCGTAATGCTGGCCGGTTGCGCTACATTTCCGAATGCCAGGCCGCCCAGGGGAGCACAGATGGGACAGTTGTGCACCAGGACCCCATTTGCGTAAAACTCCGGAGCTTCCTCGACTTCCAGATTATAGACAGACAAACCTTCCGGCACATCGCTGGCATAATACTGGGTGCTGCATATCCGGCTTGTCGAGCCATCAGATAGCAGCAGAGCGCAATCCTCATCGAGTAATCGGGCTTCCAGCCACCCCAAGCGTTGAGTCCAGAAGGGGTGCTTGAAAGTTGCTGTCACCAATCCGTGCTCGTGTACCACTGTCACCATGGCCCCGATATACCGCTGCCAACTGGTGCCGATCACCCGGCGTAACCCCTGGCGAGTCATGACGCGCATCTCAGGGTGAATGTCCTGGATGGCCCGCCAACCGTCCGCAGTCAACACCTGCGTGAAACCCGGAAAACACACTCTCTCATCATTCGCTGTTTCCCAACGACGCCCCTGGATTACACCGCTGGCTTTCCAGGCTGCCATGTTGCCTTGAGCATAGGCCGCCGTCGTTTCCGTCACCGCGATGGTGCGCGCTTTGCCCGGCCCGAAGATCGGGTCCAGCTCGGCGATCAGGGTCTTGAGCGGATCACCGGTGCGAATCCAGCGCGCGGTAGCCTTGCGTACCGTGTCCCGCTGCGTCTGTGTTAAAGTGCCGATCAGATCCGTCGTGTGGTTCTCCGCCCAGTCAACGGCCCGGTCATTGACCAGCTCCCAGGAGAAGCCCACATTGATGGCTTTCATGAGGGGGGTTGAGCTTGCTGCAACCGCAACCCCCTTCCCGATGCCCATAATCGCTTCGGCCTGCGCCATGCCGGTCTTGGCGCCCAGGACCGCCACCTCCCGTAGCAGGCCCCGGAGCGCGGCTTTCACGCCGGGGTCTCCGGCAACAATGCGCGCGTCGGCCTGGTTGACAGTCGCCCGCGTCAGCCCCGCGAATATCCGCCGCCGTTGCCTGGCGAGCGCCTGCGTCAGCTCGCGTGCCCAACGGGTTTCGAGCTTGCGAAGCCGGGCTTCGCGTTCCTGCTGTTCACGGGTAGCCTTGCCAGCCGCGGCGAAAGGGCGGCGCTTCTCATCCTCCAGGTCCGTTTCATCGTCAAGGAGGGCCTCATCTGTAGCATCCTCAGCCCCCTCCTGAGTGAAGACATCCGTGTCCGATTCCCCAGTCGACTGAACGCCAAAAGGACTGGCGGCCGGCTGCGATGGATCGATCAGGATATCGAGCTCATCTTCGACCGGCTCCAGCCCCAGAAGCGCCCGCGCCTCATTACGGTATAGCAAGCCGCCTTTGAACACTTCCACCGCGGAAGTGCGCTTGCCGATCTCGTCCTCCCGTAAGGCCGGCACCTGGCTGTAATCGTAGGCCAGCCAATGACCGGGAAAGTCATCACTCAGGCCATTGCTGAAACCATCCTCGAAACGCCGATAGACGTTGGGGATCAGGCTGTCCTCCCAGAACGATTTACGGGCCTCACCCATATTCGAGTTGTGGACTACTACACCTTCGGCAACAAATGAATGCCCCCCTTCGACCTCAATATCAAAAACGTCTTGTGCCCCTAATGCTTTGATACTACGCACCTTGAAGAACCCTAACTCCGAGGGGAGCCCCGCGTTCTCCGCATCCGCTCCACTACTGCGATGACGTTTTTGGTTCGCTGTGACACGCTCTCGGTATAGTTCATCGGCAAACGGAATTTCGGCAACCTGACGAGCAGAAGACACAACTAATCGCCAACTGTGATAAGCTTCCTGTTTACCGGGCTGTGGTAAAGTGTCTGGTTTCATAATTTGGTGATCCAGATTCGAGCACTGGAGGCCAAGGCCAATCAGCAAATCTCGAATATCTTGGGTCAGGACTTTACTGCACAGTCCTATAGATAAACTACCACGTTTGTCTACCGAGCCGTCAGAATCGACTAAGCCCGCAACAAATGCCAGACGTAATGCCCGACTTAGGCCATAAACCCAGCCAGGGATGCGCTTTGTATGCGCCCTGCCCCCGAAACCTAATTCGTCCAACCAGCGGCTATCTGCCGCAGAGCAGAATCCAAAGTCGCGTTCATGGCTAGTGACCAAGACAGGCTTACGAATCACGACTTCTTGAATGGCCCGATCCCCGCCAGAGGCGTGTCCTTGTTTGGTGAATAGCTTTTCAGCCAATGCGTGATAGTATGCATAACAACGATCTTCAGGGGGAAAAGCCATGCGAACACCGATGCCAGGAGACACAGTCCCGTCGCCGATTATGGCCCCCAAGAACTGCAACAAATCCGTGTTCGCCAAAGAGCCATCAGGAAGTTTGTTCCCCTCTTGATCTGGCAAAGCCTTGATTTGCACGATATGATCGCTAACCGATAGCTGATCCACGCGCTTCCATGTCAAGCCTGCATGGCGTTCGCTATTAGGCCCCCCGCCCATGAGACCAGGAACACGGCATAAAACAGGATGGTTACCCGTAGCGCGCAAGATTCGGTTTTTGGTTCGTACTTCATAAAGCGCCTTATGCCCGGTCTGCTTCGCGCACAACACGTTCTTGACTTGCAACTGGTCGTTTTCATAGGACCAAATCTTATCGCCAGGTCTAATTTCTGTGATGCTTTTCGACCCCATGTTTGTCCAAACTCGCGTATCGGCAGGCAAACAGTAGGTCGAATGCTCCAGCCCAACCTTGACGCCTACCAACATCGCCGGCACCCCCAGCACGGCGCAGATACGCGCCTAGTTCCGGCTATCCAAATCCCCGAAAGTCATCTCCTGCATCGAGAGGCCGAGCCGCTGATACTCGGCATCGGCGTCCAAGATCATGACCTCGCCCCAGTTCAAGACCCCGCCGTATTGCTCCTTCAGGCGCGCCCGGATGCGGACCACCTCGGCATCGACCAGCTTTTGCTTGGATTTGAGCAGGCCGAAGGGCACTACGGCATTGTCGAAGAAGGCTTTGAGAAACGAGGTCGCCGAGTTGTCCACATCGACGGCCTGGGCACAGGCGCCCAGGGGCGACGTGCCGCGTCCCATGCCTTCGAAAGGATCGGTGGGATTGGGCAGGCGAATATGGATGATATCAGAGGGCAGATAGACCTCGGCGTTTTGGCCCCGGCCCCCGGTATCCAGGGGATCGTAAACGTAGCCGAGCAGGGTGCGATCCTTGGGCACCGGGCGCACGCGGTCCGGGCGCAACGGATAGAGGCTCTCCACCGGGGCGGTCGGGCGCTGGCCATTGCGGGCTTTCAGGATAAAAGCATTGCCATCAAGGTACGCGTAGAGGATCAGAGTTTCCGAGAATTCATACCAGGATTGAAAGCCGTTCGGCCGCAGCAACAGAGCAGCCAGAGAATCACCGTCCGGCACCCGCTGCGGCGCATCGCGCTCGCCGGTATAGGCGACAATGGGCGCATAGGCGGCAGAGCCCGCCAGGCGGGCCAGGCAAGCATAGGCCACGGCGTTGCGCCCATAACCGGCTTCCGCATAACCCAGCATGGTCGAGGACGTCCAATCCGGCTGCCCCTCGCGCCACGTCGGCCAGATGTAGGGCGGGGTCAGCTCCTTGCGTGCCGCACCCCCCGGCAGCGGTAAGCGGCGCTGGTAACCGGCGCGCTCCAGGATCACATCGAAGATGCTCATGCAATCGCCTTCGTTTCGGTCAGCACCACGGTCGCGGTGCCGATAGTCAGCAGTTGCGTCGTGCCCCCGGATAGCAGCACCTTGACATCATATCCTAGACGACTATTTTCATCCAGCAGCGCCGTTGCCGCATCGTCAATGGTGATCTGGACGGTGCCGGCCGCCTGATCGACGACCAGAGTACCTTGCGCCGCCGTGGCCGCCACGCCATTCAGGTAAAGCAGGCCGTCCGTCCCAACACCCGGATTCGATTCGAGAATCTGCACGATAGCCTGGCTGTCGGCCAGCTTGTCACTGGTCTTGATCGTCAGCCAGATCTTCGTCCAGGTGGCCGGGATCGTCAGGCCGGTCAGGGTGCCATCGAATGTTACGGCATTGACAATCGCCAGGGTCGCACCTGCCACCGCCGCAGTTACCTGGGCCGCCGTCTGTGTCAAGGTGCGAGTAGCATAGGCCCAGACATCTGCCGGTTCTACTCCGTCAATCTGGTCGCTGAGTGTCTCCAGGGTGTCGGCATCGGCACCGGTGCGCGCGACCTGGGTGCTGCCGGTGTCGGCGGCCTTGAGCGGATAGGCCGTCGATTCATCGAACTTGGCGGCCGTGATCGCGTCATTGACCAGGGTGACACCATTGGTCACGGTGGTCACGGTGCCAACCGTGACCGCGGACTGATCGGCTGCGATAGTGACATCATTGGTCACGTCGTCCACGGCCTTCAGCGTTGTCCCTACTGACCATAGCGCCGGGAGATGCTTCTGCACCACGGCTGCGGATGTCGTCTTGAACACGGCGACATAAGCGCCATCAGCGTCCACGCTGCCCGATGCCAGGGTGTAGAAGTAGATGCCTCCCGCCAGCTCCGTGGCGCTACCCCCGCTGACGATAGGCGTGCCTGTCGTGCCCTCAAAAATATCTACCGTTACTGTTAATCCGGTCTCCCCGTCCAGGTTGGTGGAGTCCACGAAGAAAGCATAAAACGTGATGGCTACGCCCTGCTTGGTCAGCATGATGGTTTACTTTAACCCGGCCACGAACTGCACGAATTCCACCTGTGCTGCCTGCTCCTTCTTATCCGCGGCCTGCGCCGCCTGCTCTGCGACCTGGCTTGTCTGAGATGCCGCTTCCCGTGCCGCCCGTGCCTGGGCTTCCGCCACCAATGACCGCCACTGATAACCCAGCCCGACGACGGCGTTCAAGGCGTCGGCGTCGGTCGGGAAGGCGGCATTGAAGGCGTCTAAGAATTGTTGCTGCGTGATATTTGCCATGATTCGTTGTCCTCTAGTAAATAGCCCAATACGCATTGGCTGCCGCTTCCGCTGCTTCCTGCGCCAGTTTCTCGTCCAGCGAAAAATCGTAATTTCGGTAAAACTCGATTTTTTCGATTAAAAATTTCTTCAAATTATCTTGATGGAATTGACTGGCCGGTTTTTGCTCCAAGAGTAAAATTAGTCCG